TAATCGTGTTCCACCACGTTTTAGCCCTAAACGTGTACGATTTTTTTTGAGTGGATAAGCAGATTTTCTGAATCGTTTTTTAGACAATTTTGATCCTAATTTGTATCTATAACGCATTTTTTATTTACCTCCGTATTTTTAGTTTTTTTTTTAGTTTTTTTTGTTTGTTTTTTTTGTTCAATTATAACGTTTAAATAGTTAAATTAAATTACACTCGCCTAGGTAAAAAGGCGAGTTAGCACTATTACATCAAGTAGAGGGTCGTGCTACCCGGTAAACCGGTGTTTTTTTCCTCCAGGGATGGAAGCACCAAAAGTGGGCAAAGTACGCCCACCTTTGGATGCTTTTTTTTTTGTTTTATTCTTCAATTTTTTTGATGTTTTCGCCTTCTTTTACGTGTTCGCCCAGGCCGTCAGTTTCAGGCGTCCAGTCTTTTCGAATTATTCCTAGTTCGATGGCTTCATTTCTGTTTTCTGGATTATCCATGAAGGTGAGAAGTTCTGCAGGTTTATTATCAAATCTGTTACGAATCTCAACTGGAAGTTGGTTGAACATTGTTTTTGCAGTTGCGATTTGATCCTGCATTTGTTTAAAGTCCTGGCCCGATATATCTCCAAAGTGTCCTTCGAATTTGGACACATTAGTAATTAGGCCAGTTTTATCGTATTTCATTAGTATGTGATTTATATCACATTCGTTTTTATGCGCTTGTTCTGTAAAGTAGATCGGATTTCCGTCTTCGTCTTGTTTTCCTGGTCTTTGACAGAAGGTCCTCATTTCTTCTGTTGTTGTTGATTTGTTCATTTTTCCTGTTTTTTCTCTGTAGATTTTACTCATTTTTGTCACCTCCTTTATCTTTGAATATTACCGAACGGACTAAGAGCTTTAATTGTTTCGCTTAAAGCCGTTAATACTGAACCTGAGTAAGGTCCGTATAATTCAGACATTCTTTTTAACTGATTCAATTTTAGTTTTAATGTTTTTGCCTGTTTTTGGAGAAGTTTGTTTACCAGCTCTGTTTCAGATTGTTCTTTTTCTGTTCGAGCTTCTATCTCTATTATCTCTGTTCCCATCTTTTCAATCTGTCTAGCTTTTACATAGTATTCCTGTTCCATGTTTGTCAACTGACGAACTAATATTTGTTCTGTTTTAGATAGATTTCGAGATTCTTTGATAGTTTTTATTGCCTGTTGCCTTTTTAAGTTTGCATCTTTGAAAAGTTGTTGGGCCCTGGCCATAGATTCAAGGGCCTGGTTTTTTATTAGTCCAACGCTCTCATCTTCTTTTTTTGCTTGAGCAAGGTTTAAGGCGGATGATGTTCCGCTAAGTTGTGGCTGATTAGCCTGGTACCCTTGTGCAGATGATACAGATGGCGCATTTCCAACGGAGAAACCTCCGGAAGCCGCCAATATTGGATTAAGTCCTGCACGTTTCATATCCCTGGCAGTCCACTGGTATCTGTTACGGTATAATAATCTTTGCCTGGCCCAAGCGGTATCAGCACCTTCTTTGCTTTGTGCGAATGCACTATTTGCGTTAGGTTGACCAATGAGTTGATTTTGAGCATATTTACCACCGAGATCTATAAGGCCACCTGTCAAGGGTCCGATTAATGATTTGCCTACATCAAGTAAGCCTGAGAAAAATCCCATAATTTCACCTATAACGATTTTACGTGCATAAAGTTGTCAGGAAGTATTACCTCCGCTGGAAGACCGATTGCCTCGAGCAGACTAACCACAAGTTCAAGGGCCTCTTCTGAGTCGATACGTCCATCATCAAGGGCTTTATCAGCCCATTTTACTATAATCGTGAAGACAGTGAACACTTTAAAGAATGATATTTTCATTTTTCTCTCCTTTTTTAGGTTTTCAAGGGTTTCAAGCATTGAATAATAGTTACATAGATCGATTTGATCGAGTCCAAGGTAGTCATTGAGCATAATTCCGAATACCTAACCTTACGTTTATTTGAGATCGGGCCATATACGGCAAATAAGAAGGCCGTTAAAAGTGGTCGATCAGTCCAGGTACACTATATATGGGCATTGGCCGTGTACATTGCATATTCACATAAGAATCGAATATAAAATGAGGCTCTGTTGGAGTTGCGATCACCCGATCGACCGGGGGATCGTCTACGATGAACGTGTCATCGAGGGTTGGTAATGAGCCGAATTCTATACCGAGATGCCAAGCATCTAAAGTAGCTGCATCGTTTGATCTGAATTTACCGGTTATTTTTGAGGGTTTGTATCTGTATTCCGCGAATCTTTCCTGGTACCCGAACACATCATCTTCAGTGCCGGCGCCGATCATGGCAGCATCAAGATAGATCTCTTGGTTTTTTATCGACTGCTCCCCGAGATGCGCCAAAGTGGGCCAATAGAAGTCATAACGAGTTTGTCTTGACCACATTCTGTCAAGTCCTTCTTGGTATGTGAGATCAGCTCTTACATTTACGAATCCGATAATAACACAGTGTTCCGTGAATGATTTTACAAAGCCGTGACCACCAAAGGCAGCAGTTCCAATAGCACCAAGTTGCCCTGGGGAAGAGTCAGTTCTGGCGACAGGAGATATATTTACAGGAGTGGATCCTCCACCAAGATATTCAGGACGCTGGAGTCTCGAATCAGGACTTGTTACTCCGAAGTGGCTTTGTACTATTTCTGTATAGCGAGTTCCGGATCGAGCATCTCGCTCGAGTATCCTTTGAGCCTGGATAGCCTGCCTAAGTTCATTAACTGTTGAAGCAGTAGCATTTGCAAGATCAGCCTGGATTAGTGGGTATCCGGTGTTTGCTGGGTCTTCTTCAATCCTAAATTCTTCAGCAGAGGTTTTCCATATGTCGACAGTGCCCGAAGAACCGCCACCTGTTTCTCGTATGGAACCCGAAACAGAACCACCAACCGTAGAAGCAATGCCGATACCAAGTACATTAGCCGTTGAACCGAGCGAGAGCTGTACAGCATCACCTTTTTGTAGAAATGGTAAGGCAGATGTGAAATAATCATGGCGTTTTCCTCTCCGAAGCAGCTCATAGTCTGTATATGCGTCAGGCCCATCATCAGTATTTACAGTTACAGAGTCTTGTAGGTTTTCATCTCGAAACCATTCATTCCAGATTAAGTTATGAGCTCTAAATGGTAGGGCCGAATGATTGTAAGACGCTGCAATTTTTGTCGGAAGTCCGAAATAGTCGAATATAGATTCATTGTCATATCCTGCAGCTTTAGAGGCAATGACCGGAACAGTATAAGCGATGGAGTCTCCAGGATCAGTTTGTTCACCACAGAATTTTTTAAAGTTGGCCCATATTAAGCGATAGGGTACGGCAAAGAAGAAGGTGTCCATCTTCATATTGTCCATAATGGGGTAGGTGGGCGTTGATAGACGAGCAAAGCCTGTAACGTTGACTTTGAACGTATCTCCTGGAAGTGCTTCGTCTACCATGAAAGGGACAATGAAACCTGAGTCAAAGGTGCTCTTGACTCCGTGACTTCTGTTAAATTGTGACCGGGGAATTTCCACGTTAGGCACTTCCGCGAACCGATGTTTCATTACTGATTTCATATTATTTTTCCTCTCTTGCAATTTGTAGTCCTTCGATTATTGTTCGTTTTTCAGTGATTATTTGGCCGTCTATGACGTTGAATGATCCGATTGACATGAGTTTGAAGTCATTTTTGAATTTTGAAAAGATTGTATCATTATTATCAAAGTTGAATACGAATTTTCTCTCTGCATTTAGATCGTCCAGGGCAAAGAAGGGTGTATCGTAACGATCACCTTTAATGTCATAGACGGCATATATTCCGATGGTTTCACTCATGATTCGTAGCTCCTCTCTAATGGTTTAGTTATTTTTTTTCGGTGTTCTGCTTTTTGATGAAGTCTCCAGTCTGATTCATATTCTGAGTTTTCTTCGACATCCCTCCTTTTCTGTTTTATTTGGTCATACATCTTCGGTTTTAGTTTTTCCAGTACTGAATCATAATAGCGACAGGGCCGCATTTTTTTTCCGTTTACGTGTACGTAATCTTTTGGATATACATCATATAGATATTTTTTGATCCACTGGTTTCCAATACCAGGATTTCTGGACATTAAAGCGAATTCATGGCTTTTATCTCCATAGTGTTTCAGTTCTTTTTGTCCATTGATTTTTTTTGTAACATACCTGGCACAGTATCCAGCCGAATCAAATGACAGTTCTCCTACTGTCGAGTATCCTTTTTTCCATATTTTTTCCAATAGTGGACTACGATACAGCGTATGGTCGTAACCTCTGGTACTGAATTTTTGTTTCCATCTTTTCCTATCGAAGAAGAAAGCCTTCTTATCAGGAAATTCATGGTTGAAGATGCAAAGGTGATAATGTGGTCGACCAAGCGATTTTTTAAATTTTCCACAGCCTTTATCATAGCAAATTTTCCTTGATTTTTGGCATGTTTCGCATATTTCTCCATATTCCGCTGATCCGAAGTACCGTATTTTTTTTGGATATAGTTCCTCTCTCAGTTTTTTGACGAAGGTTTGCATAGTTTTTTTATTGATGGATTTGTCCTCAGGGAGATTATCATCATTATAGGTTAATGTGATGAATGAGTTTTCAGCGTGCATCTGGGCCTCATGTACGCAACGCATAGCCCATTGACGAGAATTTTCAAGCCGACAGCCTATACAATAACCGCATGGTCTCTTTGTCGGACTTCCATCTTTTCTGTATACACCAACGGGATAATAACATCCCATTTTTTATAAT